AGTCTGCCCATGGTGAAGCAGCCGCAGCGATTGCCGCCGACGCCAAGCGTAATCAAGAAGCTCTTTGCATATTCCGGCAATCAATGTGCCATGCCCGATTGTGCTGAAATGCTCGTCGACCCCTCCGGTACGCTGCTCGGAAAGATCGCACACATTTGTGCGGCCGAACCCGGAGGCTGCCGCTATGACGCCGCCATGACGGATGAAGAGCGGCGCGCCGTCGAGAATCTGTTCATCGTCTGCGGCAAGCACCACGACTTGATCGATGACAAAAATAACATCAAGAACTACCCTGCAGACCTTCTCCGAAAATACAAGAAGGCCCACGAAAACCGCTTCAAGAAGGCAGAGCGACAACTGATAAAACAGTTCGTCGATACCACGCAGATAAATCAGCCGACGTACCCCAAGACCTTGAAGGCTTTGGCTGAGGCGCTTGACGACGATCAGATGGAAGGTCATGAGGAGGAAATTCGTGGGGTTCGATACTTCATCGAAAAGATCAAGGAGCTTCCGCTGACTGAACGCGAATTCGCGCTGAAATTAGGAGAGCGGATGCGCCGCCGGCGAAAGAGCGAGCTGCCTGTCGATGATGTGATGGGCGCGTTTGGCATTTCGGCCTCCACCCTGAAGCGCCATATGGGCGTTCTTGAACATCACGAACTTGGAAGCATCGATGAGGGATTTCACAATGAGTTCCACGTGCGGCTTTGGCACCGTGAACGCGATAGCAATCCTTGGATCGAGATCCTGGATTTTTGCGAAGCGACAGGGCATGACACTGATGAACTCGTTCATGACCTGAATTTCAGATTGTACGATGGTTAAGGTCTCTCTCTAAGTGACCAGTAAGCTCGCGCCATGTCCGAAGTGGCAGGTCGCCGCCTAATGTTGGCTGCGATTGTTGACGGTCGCTCTCAGCCTAAAGGCGGGGTCCCGTTGGCTTTACACCTTCTGTACCGCCACTCCCTGACCGTTCCGCTGCGCGCCTGGTATCGCTCCCATTGCCTCGTCTTCAGGTACGCGCCGACGCGCATCTGATCGGCCTTCGTCCACCGTGCTGGCTCAATACAGAGTGCGCCTTGTAGGATTTCGCCCACGGAAACGTCGGTCAGCGGAGTCGGTCGCTCGACCTCCTCGTCCCGCCAATCGTCATAGTTGCCGTAGCCATGATTGACGCGGCGCCGCTCGTAGACGAGCCAGCGCTCGATGCGGGCGTCCCAGGCGTCGGCATGGTAGCGCTGGTCCTGTTCGGCCTTAGCCGCCGCGACGAGTTCCGGCTCGTCAAGCCACCAGATCGCGCCGTCCTGGTACCGCGCGACGGCTTCCGCCCAGAGCTGGTCGCGGTCGCGCACGAGCGCGTCGAGATCGATGCTTCCACAACGGACCGGCCAGAAGCGGCGGTTGCCGGTCTCGTCGCGCAGATAGGTCTCGGGATTGACGCTGCCGGCGAACACGCACTGGCGTGGCACGGTCACGACGTAGCGCTCGTAAGGCGGACGGTAGCGGTCGGTGGTTCTGGTCAAAAACGCCTTGATGCGCGAGACCTCAGCGCGACTGATGGCATCGAGCTCGGCGATCTCGATGATCCAGATGCCACGCATCTGCTGGGCTGCGTCCTTGCTGCCGATTTCGGCGATCTCGTCGGTGAACCACTCCGCCCCCGCGAGCGTCTTGATGGCGCTCGACTTCTTGCTGCCCTGTGGCCCTTCGAGGATCAGCACGTGATCAGCCTTGATGCCTGGCTGCATGATGCGTGCCACTGCCGAGATCATCCAGCGCGCGCCGAAGACCCTGTTGAGCTCGGTGTCGTCAGCGCCGAGGTAGGCGATCGTCCACTTCGCCAGCCGCGCCACTCCATCCCAGCGGAGGTGATTGAGGTAGTCGCGGACTGGATGCACGCGCACCTCGCGCGCGACCGCCCCGACGCTGCGGCTTACTATCGCGGGCACGACATTGATCTCGCGCCGCTGCAGCCATTCCGCACAGCGGACATCGTCGGCATCGCTCCAGGGCCGCGGCAGAGTTGTGATGGAATCGTCCCACGGCAGCTTTCGGGTCACGAGGATTTCCTGTCGGAAGTCATCGAAGACGAGCGCGCCGGCGAACACCTCGTCGTTGGCGAGCGCGGTAATGACGTTCGCTTCGTTGCGCTCGGGCGTGCCGGCGAGGTCGAGGCGGAGCTGGCTTGCCCAGGTCGGTCGCATCGGCTGCCGGTGGATGTCGCCCGTGGTGTTCAGGCGCCGGCGCAACTCGCCGATCTGCTTTTCGAGCACCGCGACCGGGATTCCGGTGGCAGCCTTGATCGAACTCAGCACCTGCCGCTCGGGCAGCGGCTCCAGGCGCGCAGTCACAAGCTGGCCCAGGATCGTGCCGAGTGCGTGCAGTTCGGGCGGCTTCGTCAACGCTCGGGCCGCGGCTTCGAAATCGGCCGTGGCGACGAGCAAAGGCACGGCTCGCGGAGTGACGACTGCATAGTCCCTGGTGGCCGAGCCATGGCGCAGATCGTCATTGAAATCGTCGCCATGCAGCGGCGAGACGATCATGTTCGCGATGCCTGCGAGGTTCAGACGTTCGGCAAGCGCCCCCGCGGCTTGCTGGCCGGCCTCGCCCGCATCCGCAAAGATGGTCACGTGTTTGATGTCGGCCGGCCATTCCCACTTCCGCAGACCGTCGGCCGAGAGCGCAGCCCAGGTCGGGATCCCGAAGATGGCGTGTGCGGCGAGCGCGGACTCGACCCCCTCGGCGATCCCGAGATGACAATCAGCCCCGATCGCAAACAGCCGCACCGATCCGCCGGCAACGGGCCCGAGCATCTTCTTGCCCGCCGGCGCCTTGCCCGAGCCGTCGTCGAGCAGGAAGGTGCGATGGATGCCGCCGGTCGGCTGGCCGGCGCCATCGCGGACACGCGCGACCATGCCCGGCCAGCCGCGACGCGTTTCGAAGTCCGCCAAGTCCGGATTGAACAGCAGATCGGGCGACGCCGGGTCATGGAGACTGCGGCTCTGCAGATAGCGCTCGGCGACCGTGCCGGCGAGCGGCCCGCAGCCCGCGAGGATGCGGGCGACCTCGTGACTGTGGTCCGGTGTCGCCGGCGCGGTTCGCGCCGGTGTGGGCCGGTCCAGCCGGGCACGGCGCGCGGCTTCCTCGTACAGCGCCGGTGGCGTGATGCCGGTGCCGTGGTGGATCAGGTCGATCGGATCAGCTGACTCGCCGGTCGCGTGGTCATAGCCCCAGCCAGCGCGCGGACCGCGCAAATGGATGACGCAGGAGCCCTCATTGCGCGGCGGCCGCCCCGACAGGTCGGCGCAGCGGAGCGTCTTGCGATCGGCCGACATGCGCGCTTGCGGAAACAATTGCGGCAGCCATTCGGCTGCCGTTGCGCAGAGTCGTTCCCGGATTTCCTCGAGGTCGTACCGGACCGGCGGCTGCCAGACCTCGTTGAGGTCGATCATGCGAGGATCACCAGTCCCCGCTCGGCGCGCGTGATGACGGTATAGAGCCAGCGGCGCCGGTCGGCGTCGTTGCGGCCGAGTCCGTCATCCCAGACGATGACGTTCTCCCACTGCGAGCCTTGCGACTTGTGGCCGGTGATGGCCCAGCCGTAGGTGGCCTCGGTCAACAGGCGCTTGTTCTTCCAGTCGCGATCGTGCCGGTCCCGATCGAATGCGACGTGGTCCTCGAAGTGTCCCTTGTAGATGCGTAGCCGCTCCGGTTTTCCGTCCCCGTTTGGCCGGCCGATCGGGTTGCCCTCCTCATCGCGCACCGTGGCTGAAAAGTAGAGACTGCCTTCATCGACGACATCTTCGAGCGTGACGAACATGCCGTTGATCAGACCGATGTCGTTTTGGTTTTTCAGGCAAATGATCTTCTCGCCCTGGCCGGTCGGGAGATACCCGTTGCCGAAGCCGGCGGCGCGCCGCATCGCGTTGTTGAGCTGCAGCCGCGTGGCATTGAGCCCGCAAATCACCTGGCCGCCGCGCAGGCATTGCTCCGGCGTTACATCCATCTTGCGCATTTTCCAGACGAAGGTGTCGTACTGGCCAAAGCCGATCGGCTCGCCGCGGCGCGCCATCGTCGCGAGCCGGATGATTGCGCTCTCCTCCGCCTGCCGGTGGATTTCGGTCAGCATGATGTCGGGCGCTTCGTTCGTGAACGCGCCTTCGCCCTTGATCGGCGGCAGCTGGCCGGGATCGCCGAGCACCAGGATCGGCTTGCCGAAGCTCATCAGGTCGCGCGCCATCTCTTGGCCGACCATCGAGACCTCGTCGAGGACGATCAGCTTGGCATGAGCCGCATCGCTCTGCGGGTTCAGCGCAAAGCGCGGCTTCTTCATTTGAGAGAGGGCCTGGCGCATGGCCTCGATCGCAGCCTCGGCGGTGGTGCGTTCGAAGCCGCTCAGGGTGCGCGCGTTCACCTCCGCCTCCTCGATCTTCTTTGCCGCGGCCTCGATCTCCTCGTCCGTCGCGACCACGACGCTGTAGATCAGGCTGTGGATGGTGCGTGCTGGCGTGCCCTTCCGCCGCAGCACCAGCGCGGCCTTGCCGGTGAAGGTTGCGGTCACCACGCCGGGCACGCATGCGCCTCCGTCGCGCTCGCTCTTGTGCGGCTCAAGCCCAAGCTCGGCGAGCGCGAATTTCAGGACGGTCGACTTGCCGGTGCCGGCGTACCCGAACAGCCGGAATATCTGCTTCCTGCTGCTCTCGTTCTTGAACCAGTCCTTGATGGCCGTGATTGCGCGCGACTGGGTGTCGGAGGGCGTGATGTCCGTCATCGCGTGATCCTCCAGCAGCGGTCCTGCCAGGCACAGGGCGGATGCCACTCGCCGGCGCTCCTGCCGCCGCGGCAGACGGCGGAGGTCCTGTCCGTGACTGCCCGCGGCAGCAGCTCCTCCACTTCGCTCGCGCGGACGATCTGGACGGCGCGGTCGCTGGCGCGTTGCGCGAGCGCCGGGTCAAATGGAACGAGCTCGCAGTGCAGCTCCAGCGTGTCGCGGTTCAGCGCGGTGAATAGCGCTGGGTTGGGAAGATCGAGGTAGGCCTGATAGAGCGCGATCTGCGCGGCGTAGATCGGCTTCGCGAGCACGACTCCGCGCTTGACCACTTCTTTCCAGGACGCGGCGCCGAGCGCCTTGTTCTCCCAGAGCGCCGGATAGGCCATGGCGACGGGTCCGCCCACGAGACATCCGTCGATGTGGCCGCGGAAGCGGCCGTCCAGGACCGAGAAGCCGAACTGCAGGCCGTCGGAACGGGCTGTGCGGAGGTCAAAGCCCGCGGCGCGCAGCCAGGCCGCGACCACGTCCTCGGCGCGATGGCCGGCCTCGAAGATGCGGAGCGTGTTGGGCTCGAATTCCCGGCCCTCGTCCTTGGACACCGCAAGATAATCGTATTGGATCTGGCGCAGGCACTCGCGACCGAGCCCGGACGTGCTGACGTAGCGGCGCGGCGGCTCGGCGCGGTTGCGCTTCACCAGCGCTTCGTTGATCGCGGCGTTTACGGCAATGGCGATATCCGGCGGCCGGTCCGGCCGCTCGTACTGGAAGCCTGACCCGTGGTTGAGGTCGACCATCGCGAATTCTCAAAATGGAATCTCGTCGTTGAGCGACTGGCGCTGCATGGAGTCCTGGAAACCGTCGATGCAGGCCTCGATGATGCGATCGATGTCGTCGGCGCTCCGGTCGTGAAACGGTGCCATCAATCCGAGTTCGGTGAGCGCTTCCGCGAGAAAGCGGCGCGCGTCCTTGATGGCGCGCTTCTCCATATCGGTCTTGTCAATCAAGCCACGACTCCTGCTGGCAATGGCGCTGCCAGCCTTCAGGCAGCGCATCGAACAGAACGCAAAGGTCGGATAGCGGTCGGGACGAAGCTCATGGGTGTAGTAGAAGCCGCGGCAGGACCGGCTGCAGATCGCGCAAACCCTCAGAGGAGCAGCATCGAGAGCTTCTGCGACCCGGGTTTGTCGGGGTGCTCCGCGATCCGCTGTGACGCCTTCACGATGAACGTGCTGATCGCATTCTGCGCCATCGCTTCGAGGTCGGGCATGGTCAAGCAGCGGATGGGCTGGTGCAGACCTCCTCTTCCTTCGAGCCATTCGCCGATTGCCTTCGCGGCCTCACGGGTGACATGGGCCTGCCACTCGTCGTCGGTCACGAATCTCAGCTCCTAGCCGTTAAGCCAGGCGGGACCGGGCGCCGAACTGCCTTGCGGCTTCGACCCGGCTTGGCTCGGTGCTCCCTGGTTGGCCCACGGCACTCCGCCGGAAGCGGGGGCTGGCGCTTGCGAAGACGCCCAAGCCGGGTTGGCAGCGGCGGGCGTCTCCGCCGCCTTTCGCGGCTTGGCGTTGACGGGATCGGGCTGCACGTTCTCGCCGCGCATGATCGCCGCATATTGCGGCTCGCCCGGGAGCACGATGTTGGCGAGCTTGTTCTGATCCCGGTACTGCGGATTCGACGCAGGCTCCACCATGATGCGGGCCGCGAACACGATGCCGTCGAGCTGCTTCAAGCCCTGGATGACGCGCTTGCCTTTCGCGGCCGGACTCTCGTCCTTCGGATCGAGTCCGAGCGCGCTGTCGACCATGGCGCGGAACGCGCTCTTCGAGATGTTCCAGCCTTTCGACTGTCCCTTCTCGTCGAGTTTGCCGCCCGCGACCGTGAAGTTCTGCCAGAACTTGCGCCGCGCATAAGGGCCGGACACGACGGTGAACTCGCAGTCGAGCATCTTGGCATCGCTCGACTGCGAGGCCTTCAGCAACCCGACATCGGCAGGCATCGAGCCATTCACGCCGCCCGGCCGGATGGTCATTTTCACCTTGGCGAAGGTGCCGTCCGGAATGAGTTCGCCGAGCGGCGCCATCTGCGGCTGGGCATCGTTGAGGTCGTACATTGCAGTCTCCTTTGATCAAGTTTCGGATCAGGCGGCGCGCGCCTGCGGCATGTTGATCTTGGCGAGCAGTGCCCCGAGGTCCGGCGGCTCGGTCAGATCGAGTCGTCCGCTGCGGTCCTTGGCGGGCAACGCGTAAGGATTGCCGGCGCGGCACACGAGCCGCCGTTCGGTCGCCTTCTCGTCGAGCACGTAGCCGCCCTCGGCGTCGCGCGAGAACAGGTGCAGTGAGATCACCTGGTCGACGATGCCCGGCAGCTCGCGACCCGCCTTGGAGCCTTCCATCTGCGGCTGCCAGGTGGTCACGTTGAACTCGTCGGTGATCTTTTCCAGCACGCCGACGAAGATCACGGTCTTGCCGGGCGCGTGCTGCAGGTGCTTGAGCGCCTGGATGACCTCGCGGCCGAGAAGACCATAGGCACCGCGCACATCGGGCTTGCCGGTGCGCTCTGAGAACGCCTCCGGTTGCTGCTTGGCATACGCCATCGCCTGCCGCGTCAGGTCGGTGATGCTATCGACGAAGACGATCGACTTCGAAGCCAGGAACTCCTCGACCCCGCTGCCCGCGTACACCGAACGCGCATGCTGGTGGTGCTGCGCGCTGTACCAGGCGTTCGGGTCGGCAGCGGGATCGGGACCGCCGATCAGCACCGCGAGGTCGCGGAAGTCGACGAAGCTGCGGATCGGGATGCTGGCGCCCGGCCAGTCCTGGACCGACTTCATGCCGGCCTCGAGATCGAGGCATACGGTCCGGTCGGGTGGGAGCGTTCGGAGCAGCGATGTCTTGCCGGAACCGGCCGGCCCGAAAATCGCGACCGACGTCTTGTTGTTGGCGACGGCGAGACGCTCGTCGGCGGTTACGATTCTGACCGGCATCGACGCCTCCTCGATGTGATGATGGAAACGGCGGGGCGTTGACCGGGCGCCGAAGGATTGCCTGTCCGCTCTTGCGAAACGGACCGCCCCGCCGTTGTTCGAGCTGCTTGGCGCCCGCGCATCAGGCCGCCTCGGCTTTGGCTTCGTTCGGGGTCTCGATCCGATAGATCGGCCGGCCGGTCTCGACGGTGCGCGCCGGGATGAATAGCTCCCGCACCGGGCGCGGCCAGTTGGCGAAAGCCGATTCCGAGACCTCAAGCTTTGCTTTGATGTAGTCAGCCGGATCGTCGCCCCACCCGGATCGGATGATCTCCGCCACGTGCTTGAGTTTGTCCTGGTCCCATTTGACCCGCTTGGGCAGGTCGGCAATGACGACGAATCCGTTATCCTCAAAGCGGACGACGCCGGTGTCCTTGCCTTCCTCGGCGCGCCGTTGCTTGGCGCGTGCTCCGTATTTGAGGTCGAGTGCGCTGCGAACCTTGTCCTCGATCCGCGCGAGGCTTGCCTTTTGCTCGGCGAGGTCGTCGAGAATGCAGGCGAGTTCGGGAGCCGTGAGCGACGCAATCGCTTCGGGAGCAAGATCGCGGACGTGCTCGGCCATGACGGCGATGTCTGGCATGGTGGTTTCCTTCAGGCAGCCAAGGCGGTCGGGGTAGGGTGTGTTGCGATTGCCACGACAGACGAGCGGCGCGGCAGCACTGCTGAACGGCTCTGACCCAGGCGCCCAGGTCGGGCCTTCACCGCGAGATAGAGGTAGTCCTGGTCGGCGATCCGCTTCTGCACAGGAATGATCAGCCCTTGGCTGGCGGCAACCATCACGCGGGTTGCGACTGCATGAAGACTTGCCCGCGTCAGCCGATCGAGCACGCCAGCGCTCGGCATCCGGTCGAAGCCAAGATGCCCGCGGTAGTAGACAGCCCGATCGCCCGGTTCGGCGTCGATCAGCCAGTCGACGAACGTGTTCTCATCGAACGGCACCGCGAACCGACTGATCGGCAATAGAGGCGTGATGGGTGCGACCAACCGGTGACGCATGGGCAAAACCTCTCCGCTTTGGCTCGCGCGGACGCGCAGCCGTAATGACTGTTCGACGATGTGGGACTTCACCTCGTGGGACCCGGCGACCGAAGCCGCCGTTCGGCTCTCGTCCCCTCTGTAGCGAAAGAGGCTCTCGTCTTTCCCAAGAGGTCAGGGCGCTCATTCCTCCGATGTTGCGCCGAACCGGAGCTGGACGATGCCGAGACAGACCATGCGGTAGCGGACCTCGCGAAGGCGGCGATAGAACTCGCTGGTGGAGAGTCCCGAGCGGCGCTGCGCTTCCGCGAGGTCTCCGTCTTCCAGAAGGGACAAGCGAGCAACCAGCGCGAGTTCGTCTGGCAGCTCCCCGACGAACCTGGCGAGCGCCAACGAAAGCTGGAGCGCCTGTTCGGCATCGGGACCTTGGAGGTGGTCCTCGATCAGCTCGCCAAGTGTTGTGCTTCCATCGCTGCCCGCT